AAGCATTACTTTTGCCATCATTGTCAGAAACATCATCTTGTTAAAGATGGTCTAAAGAAACCTACCAATTTAAAGTTAAATATATTTACAAAATAATTTGCTTGGCATAACATGGCCACTTTAACCAGGAGTCATTATGCAAGATCAAATGTCAGAGTATTTCAAAAGATTATTACAAGAAAGCCAAGAAGAAGTTGTATGTTGTAAAGACGAGATGAAAGATCTTGAAAAGCTTTATGCTGAGCAACTTGAAGAGAAAGAAAATGCATTGAAATTCTATGGTAGCCATTATAGAGAACAGATTATGCATTACATAGATATGCATAAGAAGATTGATGAACTAAAAGATAAATTACAAGCATTACGTGAAAAGATGGAATCAACAGAGGGTGAAGCATGTATTTAATTCTTAGACAGAGATCTATCTATTCTCAATCTATGGTGGGATATGTAAGGATTTCATCATTACAATTAGCGGATACCGTTAAAGATAATTATATTTCATACTTCACCGATGATATGCATGAAGCTCGTGAGGCTTTAGAGGATGGAGCACGCGTTTACAAGCTAGATAGCTTAACTGAACTTAAGAAAATTGAAGTTACATATCAAGAAGTGACTATGGAGACAGAAAATGGCTAAAAAGAAGAAAAATACCCCTCAACAAGCACAAGAGCCAGTAAAAAAGCAATATATTATGATGGTAGACGAGCTATCAATGGCCTTTTTTGGTAGAGTCTGTCCGTCTATACAGTTTTTGGAGGTTGTAGGCATGAATATGGTAGATAACGACACGCACCAGCTGCTTGCTAATCCTCTTAACAAGCTAGAACCGACATTAACGAAAACAGAAGTGTAAGCTTCGGCCGCATTAGCTCAATTGGTGGAGTCTGAACATATTTCAGAGGTGTGGGTTCAAGTCCTACATGCGGCTTTAGAGAGCCTAATGGATTGCATTTTGTGGTAATTTGGAATTCGGTGAACGGTTTCATCATAGGCTCTCTCTTTGGTCCTTTAGCTCAGTGGTAGAGCATCTGCCTGTTAAGTAGATGGTCGGTGGTTCAAATCCATCAAGGGCCTAAGGCTATGTGGTGTAGATGGTTTAGCATGCTAGCTTGTCACGCTAGAGACGATGGTTCGAATCCATCCACGGCCGTATTAACATTAAACAGGTGGAAATGGCGGTATTCCAGAAGGTGGAAATGGAGAAGGGTTAACACAAAGAATTTGAGGCCCTCCGAGCACGAACTGGCCACCTGATACAAATGTCGTGTAGTCTCTTCCATCAATAGGCAGCCCACTAGAATCATATAAAGCAAATGTATCCACAGTAACTTGTTGAACATAGAACTGACGGTTATTAAGCTGAGCCATCCCGGTAGCATTAGCAATAGGTTTAGTGATGAACTTGCTAGTCCTAACAGACTGACCATTTCGGAAGCCATGAGCCACGATAGTAACAATCACAGGCCATGTCTTCGTTATTGCTGTCGGAACAAACTGCCTTACAGTGAAGTGACTTAAAGATGAGTCAGGGCTACATGAGGGAGTGTCTGTAGGCTGCGTATTAACAAAGACATAAAGCGGACTTGTGGGATCTTGAGGATTGGGTTGACTCATATTAACCTTTTTCTTTACTAAAAATAATCTTATACGCGAAGATGATCATAAACAAGGGAAATAACATGCCTAAAGCAATGAATGAAAAAAGCATCAGAATCACTCCAAAGCCTCCAAAGAAGCAGGGTCCACAGACTTCATTTGTAGAGGGAGCAAAGCAGACGAAGGTTCCAAAGCCGAAATCTCTAACACCTCAGCGTAAAAAGTAGCATAATAGCCTCTGATTTCTCCAGCCCCCCATAACAATAACAAGCCTTCTTCTCGGTTAACGCTTTTAAGCAGGTTTGTTATTACATTTTCAATAAGTTCATCGCTATCTAGCACTACATGACTTATTCTGCTACCTTCTGTAACTGATCCATCATCAAAAAACATTTGCGCCCATATCTTAATATCATTCATCTTTTATCCTTTAGTTTTACATTTATAGGCCTTCTAATAGGCTTGTAATTCGCATCCATAATACTAGCATTAACATATCTAATTCCATCAAATACAACACTTCCATAGCCCTCATGGATATGTCCAAACACATGCAGCTTAGGCTTTACATCTCCATCATCAAACTTCTTTCTCAGCTCTTCACATCCAACATGTTCGTATATATCATTTTTTTTGTTTGTCTCTATATAATCCAAAATTCCATAAGCAGGCCCATGAGTAATTAGGATATCAACATCTTCAGGAATTAAATTCCACCTCTCTTTAATAGCCTCTCCTCGATCTTTCATATAATGCCAATTCAAGAACGTCGGCGTCCATGGGCTACCCCATATCAAGTAGCCACCATAATGTAATGCGTTATCTTCTAAATATGTATTGTTAATGCAACTATTGATTAAATCCTTCTGGATGTTGCCATCATGATTTCCAGCAATCACAACACGTTGATCATAAGGCTGCACCTCTAGCCACTCACAGAAATCCTCATGCTCTTCAACAGAATCACGAGCCGTCAGATCTCCAGCAATTATCAACAGATCTCCACCATCTAGCTTCGGCTTAAACCCATGTAAATCAGATATTAACGTACACTGCATCTAAATGTTCCTCAAATTTTTCATATCATCTCATGTCTTCAAAAAAGTTGCAAATTAAAACATTACTTTGATAAAGGTTTAAATAATTAACTTTACTCATTGATGATCACTCAAGACGAAGCATTCACATTATTAAGAGACCAGAAGTGGCGGCTATCTCACCTCTACAAGATCAAAGACAAAGAAGGCAACGTCGTCGACTTCAAGCCTAACTGGGCGCAGCTGACATTACTTGGGGCGCATAACCTCAATATAGTCCTTAAGGCTCGTCAGCTCGGCATCACAACTTTCCACGCCCTCCTCTTCCTTGACTACTGCCTATTCCAACCAAACACAAACGCGGCCATAGTCGCAGACAACAAAGACATCGCAAGAGAAATCTTCGTAGACAAGGTTAAATTTGCTTATGACAACTTACCACAGTTCGTTAGAGACATGTGCTGCGCGTATAGAGACAACGTTCACGAGATGCGTTTTGCGAATGGTTCCGTTTTTAGAGTTGCAACTTCTTTACGCGGAGGTACTTTACAGCTGCTCCACATTACTGAATTCGCTAAGGTTTGCATGGAAAATCCCACCAAAGCTAACGAAATTATCTCAGGTGCTCTTAATGCTGTACAAGCCGGACAGTTCGTCTGCATTGAGTCCACCGCTCGTGGCAGAGAAGGCCACTTCTATAACCTCTGCAAAGGTGCTCAGGCTCTACAAGATTCAGCCTCTACTCTAGGAACCCTTGACTGGAAGCTATGGTTCTTTTCTTGGTGGCAACATCCTGATTATCAAATAGATGCAACAAATATCTTGATATCAAAAGAGATGGAAGAATACTTTGATGGCTTAGAGTGTAAAGGAATTATTTTAAAACCCGAGCAGAAAGCCTGGTATATCAAGAAGATGCAGACACAAGGCGAGTACATGAAACGCGAATATCCATCAACTCCGGAGGAAGCGTTTGAAACTGCCAATGAAGGCTTCTACTTCTCTAAGATGATCGCAGAAGCCAGACAGCAACATCGCATCTGCCATCTTCCATATGACGAGAATGCATTGACATACACAAGCTGGGACATCGGAGTTGGCGACTCAACAGCCATCTGGGTCTTCCAACTCATCGGAAAAGAAATCCACTGCATCGAATACTACGAGAACTCAGACGAGCCTCTTGCTCACTACGTTAAATGGCTCAAGAGCAAGCCCTACATCTACGAGAAGCATTTCATGCCTCATGATGCAGCCTCTAGAGAGAAGGGATCCGGTAAGTCATATGCAGACTTAGCAAGAGCATCAGGCCTCAAAGTCGACATCTTACCACGAGACTCTAACGAGATGTTCGGCATCGAATGCCTCAGAAGCATGCTACCTCGCTTCTTCTTTGATCAATCCAAATGCGACAAGGGCATCAAAGCAGTAGAAAGCTTCAGAAAAGAATGGAACGAGAAACTCGGATGCTACAGAGAAAAGTCTTATCACGACTGGGCATCACATGGATCTAAATCTCTTATCTACTGCTCAGAAGCAGTACTCAGAACTAGCTCTGGAGCAGGAATGACAGCAGAAGAATGGAACAGAATGCGCAGAGAATGGCTATAACAATTTACTTGAGACTTTATGAGCCTATACATGACACCCGGCAATAACGACAAAGTAGCGAAGTTTAATCAATTTTTCTATGATGCATATCGCTGCTTTGGACCGTACTACGCAAAAGCCTATAGAGACTTGAGAGCATACGCCGGAGACAACTGGACGCCAGTAGAAAAGTCTAAGCTCATCAAGCAGAATAGAATGGTCCTCGAACTCAACAAGATTCGCAGGGTTGTTAATCTATATTCAGGCTACGAACGCGAGAATCGCACAGCCACAGTATGCGCCCCTGTGGAGGGTTCTGATGTCAGAACAGCCGACCAGATGTCTGACGTCTTATATTACGTCTACGACAAAGCAAATGCGGATTACATCATATCTGAGTCATTCGAGCATTCTCTTAAGACAGGCTTGTCAATCATTGGCCTCCACATGGACTACAGCAGAGACAAAGTCAATGGCGACATCAAGATGTACTGGAAGCCTTTCAATGCACTGATGCTTGATCCTTACTTCACCAAGAGAGACCTCAGCGACTGCGACCAAGCAGCAACAAGAGACTTGTTATCTAAAGAACAAATTAAAGCAATGCTACCGGGTGTTGAACCTCAAATCATCGACGATCTCCCAACAGGTATCAGAGACAACAAATTCCAATACCTCGGAATCTACAGACAATACAACTCAACTTATATAGCAAAGAACTTATGCACTTATGACCAATATTGGACTCGAATCAATAAAGAACAGAAGTACCTCGTTGACATGGAAACGGGTGTTACGGAGGAATGGTATGGTACTAGAGAAGAAGAAAAGGCCCTTAAGAAGCAACTGCTGGAAACGCCAAGACTTGAACTTATATCATCATATAAACGATCCATTAACCTCGATATCATCGTCTCAGGGCAACTCCTCTACTCAGGACCTGATCCTGTTGGCCTTGATAATTATCCTTTTGTGCTTAATGTACTCTATCTAGAGCCTCTAATTGACACAATGGAGCTGAAGATACAAGGCATCGTCCGCTCTGTCATAGATGCTCAGCGTCAATACAACAGACGACATAGCCAAATCATAGATCTAATGGAGTCAATAATCAATACAGGCTGGATCACAAAGAACGGAGCCGTCCTTGATCCAAACATGCTAATGCAAGCAGGACAAGGAAAACAAATTGTTGTTAATGAGGGTTATGATGTCAACGCCGATGTTAGAGAGATTTCTCCACCGAATATTCCCCCTGGCTACTTACAGTACCAAGACATCATCGACAAGAACATCATGGAGATACCAGGTGCTTCGGATGAGCTTCTTGGTCTTAGCTCTGTTGGTGATTCACAAGTGTCAGGCAAGTTGGCCGAGGTTAGAGCCTCAAACGGCCTTAAAGGTAATAGAGGTATCTTTGACAACTTAGAACAATGTAAGAAATATCTAGGCAAGCTTGTTATCGAAGCTATTCAGAAGAACTACAGCTACGGAAAAATACAAAGAATCATCGGAGAAGAGCCAACAGATGAATTTCTATCCGGACAGTTCGAAGAGTATGACTGCGCTATCAAGCAAGCCGTTAAAACAGCTACACAACGCGAAGCCTACTACTACCAGCTTCTTCAGCTTATCCAGCTGGGTGCACCAATACCATGGGATAAAGTTCTTGAAGTGGCTCCTCTACAGGGCAGCACCAAGCTACATGAGATCTTAGCTCAACAGCAAGAACAACAACAGCAAGCAGCACAATTCGAACAAGAACAACTTGAAATGCAAAGACGTCTTGACATGGCCTCAGTCAATCAATCGAATGCTCTTGCAGAAGAAAGAAGAGCACGTGTTCTTTCAGACATCGGCTTGGCTAAAGAAAGAGAATCAGAAGTGGTACAAAACCACGCTAAGGCTTTCCTCGACAACGCGAAAACAATCGCACAAATAGACGACATACCACGTAAGCGTATGATCGAGGTATTACAGCTCGCTGCCGACATCAGGCAGACAGAGATGCAACAGGCAGAGGCCGAATTGCAGAGAGATATGAAACGAGCGGAAGCTCTAAAAACAAAGGTATAAACATGTCAAAAGGTACATCTACATCTAACAAGATGATGCCAAGAATGGAAACTTATGGTGGTCAAAATAACCCAGGTTATCAACCTCCAAACGGTTCCGCTGGCGCAAAAGCATTTGGTGAATATAGCACCAAAAGCAACCCATTAAGCGTGCCTAAAAAAGGTTCAGCTATTGGTCCAGGCTATGGCAACTCAGATCGCATGAAAGCAATGAGTGCAAAGAATGAGCAAGAGAGAAAAGAAAATCTCAGAGGCCAACCATGCTAATGCTCAGCCCAAATGCCCAGCTTGATCAACATGTACAGGCAAGAGAAGGACTCACATCCATCTTCAATGACATGCTTGAGAAAATCTTGAATGCTAATAAGCACAAAGACAAGTACTGGATTTTGGGCAAGACAAAGGTAGAGAAGAAACGTGGCAAAGACATCGTACGTCCGTTTTTACAGGCATGCGAAGAAAAGCCAGGAGTCATTAGAGAGAGCTTCGTTTATGAAGTGGATAATAAACGTGGCGTCAAGACTTTACTCTGGGTCATGCATCCAGGGGACTTGTTAAGTTTTCCCACTTTAGGGAAGTCCATCCGTGTAACCGACGGATCAAAGGGTTCAACAATCTTGCTACCTAAGCATAGGTAGAAAACTAGGGAGTTTTATGACAGAAGAACAAGAAGACGTCGCGGCTGTCTCCGAGCCTGTGGTAGTCGAGCAACAGGAAGAACATCACGAAGAAGAACCAAAGATGGTTCCTCTTGCAGCTCTACAGGCAGAGCGTCGCAAGCGTCAAGAACTTGAAACACGCGCTAAGGTGTACGAGGAAATGATGGCTAAGAAAGCTGAGCCTGAAGAGGAAGAAGATCCAGAAGCCTTAGTAACTAAAGCTTCTATGCGTGAAGAGAAAGCATTAACACGCAGAGAGATTCTCGAGCAAGTATATCAAGATACTAATCCTGAGGCTGTTCAAAAGATTAACACGTATCTTAAACCAATTTTAGACAAGAAGCCTTGGTTAGCAGCGACAATAGATACAGCCGTGAACCGATTATCCCGAGCAAACGAAATCGTTGACGACTACATGCATTTAGTGGAAGAAAAGCCAAAGAATAAAGTAGCCGCAGAGAATGCCAGAAGGATCGTAGAGAACGCAGTCAAGCCACGTTCGCCGTCGGAAGCAGGTAAGTCTGCTCAACCGACAGGTACCGAATACCTCAAAAGCATTCAAGGGAAGAAAGAATTCAGGGAATATCGACAGAAAGTGCTCCGAGGTGAGGCTTAAAAAATTTTGCCTCTCTTGTCAAAACATTTTTTGACTAGGAGATAAAAATGGCAGCAGGAACAACAACGACAGCACAAGTTGACCCAGAAGTTAACTTGTTCTTCGACAACATTCTCTTGGACAGACATCAACCATACTATGTCTATAGTTATTTCTCACAAGAGAGACGCATCCCACAGAAGAATAGTAAGAATGCTATCTTCAGACGCTTTGAAAACTTGTCAGACGCTCTCACACCGTTAACTGAAGGGGTCTCACCATCTTCAGAACAAGTTAATAAGTTTGATATTACAGCTACTGTAAGTCAGTACGGAAAAGTAGTAGAGCTAAGCGATGACATCATCGTCACGGTAAATTGTGCCGTGAATAAACCCACTCTGATTGACTTGGAGTTCCTCGCTGCATAAGCAGACGGATAACAAGGGGCAAGCGAAA